CAACTGGTAATCCTGGTACATCTGGTACATCTGGTACTGCCGGTACAAGTGGAACTCCTGGTTCATCTGGTACATCTGGAACTCCCGGTACAAGTGGAACATCTGGTACTGCTGGTACAAGTGGAACACCTGGAACAAGCGGAACTTCTGGTTTAACTGGTAATCCTGGTACATCTGGTACATCTGGAACTGCTGGGACAAGTGGAACACCTGGTACAAGTGGAACAAGTGGAACATCCGGCACTCCTGGTACATCGGGAACTTCTGGTACAGGAACACCTGGTTCTTCTGGAACAAGTGGAACATCTGGAACAGTAACATTAAGTGGTACAACGGATAACGGTGTAATTACTTTAAATGGTTCATCTCCAAATGCAACGGTAGAATCGAATTTAACATTTAATGGTAGCTTGTTATCAGTTGTTGGTTCATTAAATCTATCCAATCCGGGTGAATTACAAACACCAACTATTGTTGGTTACAAAGAAAAATTACAAACATTAACGGTTACTGGAGATGGTGTTGGTGGTGGAATTACATTGAATCTAAATAATTACAACCAATTTAGATTGGGATTGGATGGAAACGTAACATTAGTTACTATATCAAACCCACCAAGTTCCGCAAATGCTGGATCATTTACTCTTGTTATACGAGGAAACGGCACAGCATATTCATTTGCTTGGCCTGCATCTATAAATTGGATAAATGGAACGCCTGCAGTTCCTAGTACACTCGGTAATTGTTCTGTTTATACTTTCGTTACTTGGGATGGTGGAGTCGATTGGTTGGGGTTAGTTATTGCAGAAGATATTGCTGATTTATGATATTGAGGTTACAAAAAAATGATTGGTAATAATTTATTAAATGCCGCAAATACAGGTTCATACGGACAATACGTTGCTCCACCAATACAGCTATGGGCTTTAGGTGGTTTTCAAACATCAGGACAATTAGGATTGGGCGATATTGCAACTAGATCATCTCCTGTTCAAGTTGGAACATTAACTGATTGGAACTATGTCACAACTGGATACAGACATACACTTGCTTTGAAACAAGATAATACGTTATGGTCTTGGGGAAACAACCCACAGGGTGAATTAGGATTGGGTGATAGAACAAGCCGATCATCTCCAGTTCAAATTGGATCTTCAATTGATTGGAAGGATATATCCGCTGGAGAAGAATTGAGTGTTGCTGTAAAAACAGATGGAACATTATGGACATGGGGAAATAACGGAATAGGACAATTAGGAAGAACCGACTTAATATCGCGTTCAAGTCCAACTCAAGTTGGTGTTTTAACTAATTGGAGTAAAGTATCTGCTGCTTTTTCACACACTATGGCTATAAAAACAGATGGTACATTATGGGCATGGGGCGGAAATGGAAGTAGTCAATTAGGATTAGGTGATTACACAAGTAGATCCTCTCCTGTTCAAGTTGGAACATTAACTAATTGGGCAAATGTATCAACTAATTCAGGACACACTATGGCTATAAAAACAGATGGTACATTATGGGCATGGGGTGCAAATGGTGGAGGACGGTTGGGACTAAACGATACAACCGATAGAACATCTCCGGTTCAAGTGGGTACTTTGACAAATTGGAGTAAAGTTAGTTGTGGTAGATCACATACGATAGCTGTAAAAACAGATGGTACATTATGGACATGGGGTAGTAATACTGGTGGACAATTAGGATTGAATGATTTGGTAACAAGATCATCTCCCGTTCAAGTTGGATCTGCAACAAATTGGGATATAATTGATGCTGGAGCTTTTGCGTCATTTGCAGTTAAAACAGATGGTACACTATGGTCATGGGGTGCTAATGGTAATGGACAGCTTGGACTAAATGATACAATAAATAAATCATCACCCGTTCAAGTTGGTTCTGATGCAAGTTGGAGAGGTGTTAGTTCTGAGACGTTTCATTCTATGGCAATAAAAAGTGCTTGAAAAAACAAAATAAATTTATTATATTTGTATGTAATATATTAAAAGGTTTTTGATGAAATATGAAAATATACATCCTTTAGATTTAGCGTTGCACTATAATATAAATGGTTATACTCAAAAAGGAGAAGAAATATTAAGAAATCAACCACAAGATGATTTACGTGTTTTGTTTAATTTAGGATGGCACGAAATGCGTCATGGTAACATGATGAAAGCGTTTGAACATTTTAATTATGGTAGATTTATCAACGTATTTGGTCTTCCTGCAATTCAAGGAAAAATTTGGAAAGATGAATTACTTAAAGAAAAAACCCTTCTTTTCAGATGTGAAGGTGGTTATGGTGATCAAATTCTTAATTTTCGTTTTGCCAATACATTTCAGGAAATGGGTGCAAGGGTTTTGGTATCATGTGATTCAGAATTAAAAGAATTATTCTCTCGTCATGGATATATTTGTATAGATAATCGTGCAATACAATACACCTATTATGATTATTGGGTTCCGGCAATGTCTGCTCCTTATTTATTAAATTTAGAATATGATGATTTGGATGGATCACCATATATTATCGCATCATCACCGATAAAACTTTTTTCAAAGAGTAATACACTAAAAGTTGGTATTAGATGGAGTGGTAATCCACAATTTGAAGATGAACAACATAGAAGATTCCCTCCAGAACTAATGATAGACTTAAACGATATACCAAATACAACATTCTATTCTCTACAAAGAGATGAAAATTGTGTAGATGGTTTGCCATTTACTGATTTGAGAGATAGAATGAAGTCTTGGGACGATACTGTAAATATTATTGCAGGATTGGATTTGGTGATAACTTCTTGCACTTCGATTGCACATTTAGCAGGAGCGATGGGAATACCAACATGGATTGTTACGCCAATAATGCCTTACTATACATGGGCTGTTGCTGGTGAAAAATCCAAGTGGTATAATTCAATTCGTCTATTCAGACAAACTAAATACGGAGAATGGTCAGATGTTTTTGATAATATACGAATCGAATTGAATAAACTTTCAAGTGAATTTGAAAAATAGAAATTTTTAATATATTTATATGTATTAGATTATTTTCAATAAATAGAGTTTGTTAATGAATTACATATTAGTAGAAAATGGACAAATAGTTGGTAATCCAACTCAACTTCCTAAAAATTGGGCAAATGTATCAAATTTTTATTTGTTGGATAACCAAACGCTAAAACAATACGGGTGGTACCCGTATAGATTCGTTGAAGCACAAAAAAATGAAAATCAATATTACGATGGTAGTGATTTTGTAATTGAAGAAAACGAAGTAGTAGAGTATCAAAAAGTTCGTAATAAAACTCAACAAGAAATAGAAGATGAAACCGAAGGAATGTGGCGTGCAATTCGTTACCGTAGAAATGAATTATTATTAGAATGTGATTGGACACAGTTGGCAGATTCACCATTAACAAATCAAAAACAAACCGAATGGCAAATATATCGTCAATCACTTCGAGATATAACAACACAATCAAACCCGTTTTCTATAAATTGGCCAACACCACCAGAGGCATGAAATGAATAAATCCGTATTAAAATTGATACGAGAATTAAATTTATCTATATTCACCGAAGAAGAATTGGTAGATAAAAATATTATTGTCCTTTTTCCTGGAAACTTTCAACCAATGGGACAACATCAAAGGGAAGAGTACCAAAGACTTTGCCGTAAATTTGGAAAAGATAATGTTATAGTTGTAACCGATGATAAAATAGATAAACAAAAACATCCGTTTTCATTCGATGAAAAGGTTACAATAATGAAAAGACATGGTATTCAAAATATAAAAAAAGCATTAAATCCGTTTTATCCAACGGAAGTTATATCAAAAATGGATGAAACAAATACAGTTGTAATAATTGCAGTTAGTCAAAAAAATGTTTCGGAATTGAAACAGATAAAAAGATTGACACGATATAATGGTTCAGCAAATTTAACAATAAAAGATATTCAAAATCCATACATATATTACTTGGTAACAAATGAAGTAAAATATGAAATACCCAGTTTTGGATTATTGAATTTTAATAATATACAAAAGGCATTAGGAGACAGAGAGGCAAAATTATCGGAATTGAAATCAAGGTTTATATCAGTATTTGGTTGGTTTGATGCAAAAATTTTTAATATGGTTATTAGTAAAATGAATAATGATAGAGGAAGTATAGTAGAAAAATCAAATCCGTTGGCATTAGTCACTCGGTCATTTTGGAAAAAAGTTTACAATGAAATAAAATAAAGGTTATGTATGGACATTAAAATTGATAGTGTAGAAGATGTACAAAGACTTCTTCACGGAGAACATGAAAGTCAAAGCAAAGTTCAAGTAGGATTTGTTGCTGACAAAAAAGAAGATGGTGTTACTAGAGAAATTGGTGAAAAATGGTTTGATTCCGATGGAAACGAATGGGAACAGAAAAAAGGATATAAGGTAAAACTTGGAAAAGTATGGCAACAAGAATTGCATGATTATCTAACAACATTCCCAAATTGTAAAAAAGAAACTTGTACTTGTATGTTTCCAAAAAAACTTGATGAGAAGATGAGAAAAATTCACGGAATGTGTTTTGATTGTGTTGTTGAAATGGAACACAAAATTCGTATTGAAGGAAAGTGGGAAGAATATGAAAAAACAAAATTGAAAGAAAATGCTCTTGCTTGGTTGAGAGAAGCAGAACATGATAAAAATTCAATTATAGATGAATTGTCAAGATTAGAATTTACAAATGATTTTGGTGATATTGAAAAATGGGACACCAAAGTAAACAAAGAAGAACTGTTGAAAAAAATTGAAGATGAGTTCCAAACTTTCAAAAAAGATTTTATAGAAAAGTTGGAAAAGGATTTAGAGAATATGAATGAAAAGGAATAATATAGCAAGAGAAATATTTATAGGTGTAGGTGGTGAAATATCATCAAAAAGAGTAATGATGTTTTTATCTTTTTGTATGATGATACTGATGGCTATATTTTCTACTATTTATTCGATGAAAGTAGAACAATTTATTTTTGACGGTTTTCTTTACATAGTGGTTGGAGGACTGTTTTCAGTTGCTTCCGAAAAATTCAGTAGTGCTTTTAAAAAAGTAGATGGAGAAAAAAGTGAAACAAGTAATAATTGAAAGAGCAGTTCCAACGGATAAAAAACTTTATGCAAGTGTAAAGTCACGAATAAAAAGAAAATATAAAGTATGGCCAAGTGCATATGCATCTGCTGCTGTTGTTAAGGCATATAAGGCAGCCGGTGGTGGTTATAGGAATGTGAAAGAAACCCTAAATAATGCTTCATATCAATTAGAGGGATATGTAACTGATTGTTATGAGAATATAGTTGAATTACATTTTATTTTAGGTGAACAAACAAAACATAAAATAGAAGAAGCGGAATATCGTGGTAGAAAAGTAAGTTTAGGTAAACCATTCAGAACACCTAGCGGTCCAAAAAAGTTTTCCGTATATGTTAAGAAACCAAATGGAAATATTGTAAAAGTAAATTTTGGTCATAAGGGTGAAGGTGGTAAAAAGACAATGAAAATTAAAAAGAGTAATGCAGCTCGTAGAAAATCATTCCGTGCACGTCACCGATGTCATTCACCAGGTCCAAGACATAAGGCAAGATATTGGTCATGCCGTTTTGGATGGCCGTCAAGTGGCAAAGGTGCAATAGATAAAACATAATATATGGATAAAGAGTTATTCAAAAATATATTAAAACCACAAATAGATGCTAGAACATTTAAAAATGATACCGAAACTGGAGAAGCTATAGCAAAGGCATATGATAAGGCATTGAAATCTAGAGCATTCTCACAATCGGGACAACAATTTTTGAGTTCAAATGTTAGTCTTTTAGAGACTAGTATGGAACAAGGTTTTAAATTAAACAGATTGACTAAAAAAAAATCAAGTGACTTGGAACCTGGATGGTCTGCCATGGCACTTGGTTTTTTTATGTATTGGACTGGTGCAAAATTTAATTTAGTTCCACCGTCTCCTCCCGCTGCATCAACTACGAATGTTCTAGTTGTATTTCCAGGCAATGCTGAAGACCTTGCTAAAAAATTAAAAATTGCTTTCAATCAAGATACCGTTGATAATTTTATAGAAATGTTATCAACCGTTTTAATAAATTTCCAAGCAAAAATTGCAGGACAGTACATTGGTGTATCTGCAAACGGTGTACCTATAATTAAACCTTGGGTTGGTGTATTTGGTGACAATCCTAATAAAAAAGAGACGGCGAAAAAGAATACAATTATCCCATTACTTACAACTACAAACTTTAAACCACTAAACGATGGTGCTGGGTATGCCACAAAAACATTATCCGGACCATTCGGAAAGTATGTTGCGAGAATGGATGCAAATGGAAAAGAAATACTTCCTGCTGCTGCTCTTGACTTACAATCAACTCAAAAAAATGGAAGATTAAATACGAAATTATTGGTTATGGTAGATGATGGTAACGCAATACTTGAAAAAAATTGTGCAAATGCTTATATCAAAATGCAACAAGATGCAAAAGCTCAAGGTGTAGAATTAAAATTAAAATTCACAAATGCACAGGCAGGATATAGATCATTAGGAAAACGTGGTGATCTTGCTTTCAGAAAGAAAAAAAGTATAAAACATCGAACACAATTTGCTGCTAGAGAAGATTATGATGAATGTATTAGACAAAAAGGACTAAAAAATTGTGGAAGAAGAGCGGCTGCTCCAGTATGGGATGATCGTGGTGGATCAAATCATGGTTGGGGTAGAGCAATAGATATAGGTCCAGATAAAGCACAAGATTGGATAAGACTGAATGGTTGGAGATATGGTTGGTATTGGGGTGAGGCAAAAACAGAAGAATGGCATTTTACATGGGTTTTGTCTGCTGGTATAGATAAAACATTAGGACCTGGCAAATTTTATTTATATGATGAAAACGGAAATATAAATCCAAGTGATTATTAAAAGGTTTTCAAAACAAAATCATATTTATTACTATGACACAAGAACAAAAAAATATGATAAAAAGCATAGTAAGGGAATATGTAATCCAATATGCAAAAGAAGGAAAAAAGCCGACTGGTGGTTTAACCGGATGGTTTAGAGACCGTTGGGTAGACATTTCTCGTAAGAAAAAAGGAGGTGGGCATCCAGAGTGTGGTGCATCTGCCGGTAGTAAATCTCGTAAAGGTGGAAAGAGAGCATATCCAAAATGTGTGCCAGCAGCAAAAGCGGCATCAATGTCAAAAAAACAAAAAAGAAGTGCAGTATCACGAAAAAGAAAACACGGTGCAACCGGTCGTGGTAAAGCAAAAATGGTTTCAACTCATACAAAGGATTAAAAATGGAAGATGTTTTGGAAAAAAAAATTGGAAACTACATAAAAATGTTTACCGTAGTGGTTTTTTCGGTATTGTTTTTATACATGATATATGATAATCATACATCGAAAGAACAGATAAAAGTTTCAACAAAAACAAAAGATAGTTTGGAGGCATTGATACAAAAATATGAATCTGACTATGTTGAATTGAAAAAAAGAGCTGATAATTTGGATTCACTTATCAAAGTTCGTAAAGACAGTATTCTGATAATAAAAGAAAGATTCTATGTTTACAAAAACAGAGAAATAAAAAATCCAGATGAAGCTACAAAACTTATTAAAAACTTTTTGAATGAGTAATATATGAAGTACGTTATAGCATTATTATTTTCCTTTTCAATGACCTTTGCTTCCGAAAAAGATTCCCTAATTTGTTTTACAAAACCCGAAGTAACTAAATTGTGGAATAAAATTCAACTCATACGAGATTCAGTCGAATATCTTACTTCTGTTGTTAATGTGCAAGATACTGTAATAAATTTATATGTTTCTAGATCTGAAATGTTTATACAGCAATTAAAAAACCGTGATGAAGCACTTGCTGCTTGTAAAAAAAGAAGTGAAGAACTTGAAAAAATAAATCAAGAACTACAACCACGTTGGTACGATAATAAATTTTTATGGTTCTTAACCGGAGCAGCTTCTGTTGTTGGAATAATTTTAGTGGTACAATGAGTCAAGTTACTAAAAATCTTAAAGACATAATAAAAGAAGAATTTGCAAAGTGTGCAAGTAATCCTATCTACTTTATGAAAAGATATGCAAAGATTCAACACCCAACTCGTGGCAAAATTCTTTTTGAATTATATCCGTTTCAAGAAGATGTACTAAAAGAATTTAACAATAATAGATGGAACATTGTTCTAAAGTCTCGTCAGTTAGGTATTTCCACACTTATTGCTGGATATTCACTTTGGTTAATGTTATTCAATCAAGATAAAAATATTCTTGTTATTGCTACGAAACAAGAAACTGCAAAAAACTTGGTTACAAAAGTTCGTGTTATGTATGACAATCTACCGAGTTGGTTAAAGACTGGTGTTCAAGAAGATAATAAACTTTCACTTCGTTTTAAAAACGGTTCACAAATTAAAGCCGTTTCTGCTGCCGCTGACTCTGCCCGTTCTGAAGCACTTTCACTTTTGATTATAGATGAGGCCGCCTTTATTGATGATATAGATAAAATATGGGCATCTGCACAACAAACACTTGCAACTGGTGGAACTGCAATAATAAACTCTACACCAAATGGTATCGGTAATTTTTATCACAAACAATGGGTAAAGGCAAAACTCGGTGAAAGTTCATTTAATCCGATAGAATTATTATGGCAAGTTCATCCTGACCGTGACCAAAAATGGCGTGATGAACAAGATATTCTTTTGGGTCCAGATATGGCAAAACAAGAATGTGATGGAAACTTTCTATCGTCCGGTCGTTCTGTTATTGATGGTGAATTGGTTCAATGGTATCAAGAAACTTATGTGTGTGAGCCAAAAGAAAAAAGAGGATCAGAGGATGCTTATTGGATATGGGAATATCCAGATCCTTCAAAGACATATATTGTTGTAGCTGACGTTGCTCGTGGTGATGGAAATGATAATTCGGCATTTCATGTAATAGATGTTGATAATCTGGAACAAGTTGCTGAATATAAGGGTAAACTTGATACAAAATCATACGGTAATATGTTAGTATCTGTTGCAACAGAATATAACGATGCAATGTTAGTTATTGAAAATGCCAATGTTGGTTGGGCGGTAATTCAACAAGTGATAGATAGAGGTTATCATAATTTATATTACACTTACCGTGAAGATGGGTACATTGATCCATCAGTACATATTCCGAAAGGATATGATATTAAAGACAAATCACAAATGGTTCCTGGATTTACAACAAGTGCAAAAACTAGACCACTTCTTGTTTCTAAATTGGAAACTTATTTTCGTGAAAGATCACCAATAATAAAATCATCCAGATTAGTTGAAGAACTTTTTGTATTTGTTTGGAATGGTTCAAAGGCAGAAGCACAAACTGGATATAACGATGATTTGGTTATGTCATTTGCAATAGGACTTTGGGTTAGAGATACTGCAATAAAATTACGTCAAGAAGGATTGATGAGAACTCGTATGAGTTTGGATTACATCGGTAAAGGTGGTCAAATCCAATCAACAACTCAAAATCAATTTGATGATGGTTGGTCTATGCAAGTTAGAGGAAATGATGAAGATTTAACTTGGTTAATAAAGTAATTTTCATTTTTTTCAAACATATTTATATTCATGTATAATAATTAAAAATAGGTGATAAATGGCAGAAAGAAAATCTTTGTTTGATAGATTGAAAACGCTTTTTTCTACCAATGTTGTTGTAAGAAATGTTGGCGGTAAAAGATTAAAGGTTGTTGATACAGCCCGTTATCAGGCAGACGGAAACCCACATACATCGAAAGTTGTTGATAGATATGGAAGATTACATGGTTCAAGAGGAACCCCAATATCCGTATACAATCAATACAATTCTTTTTCTGCTACAAAAATAGACCTTTATACTGATTATGAAGCAATGGACACCGATGCCATTGTTTCATCTGCACTTGACATCTATTCCGATGAAAGCACTCTTAAAAACGATACCGGCGATGTTCTAACCATTAGAACTGACAACGATAATATTCGTAAAATTCTTCATAATCTTTTTTACGATATTCTTAATATAGAATACAATCTATGGCCTTGGGTTCGTAATCTTTGTAAATATGGTGACTTCTATCTATATCTTGATGTGAAAGAGGGATTGGGTGTAACAAATGTTGTTCCCTTTTCACCATATGAAATGCAAAGAGAAGAAGGAACTGATCCCGAACATATTTACATGACAAAATTTATTTATGAAGGACCTCTTGGGAAGGGTGAATTTCAAAATTATGAAATTGCACATTTTCGTTTAATGGGTGATACAAACTTTTTACCTTATGGTAAATCTATGTTAGAAGGTGCTCGTAAACTTTACAAACAATTAGTTCTTATGGAAGATGCGATGTTGATACATCGTATTATGCGTGCTCCGGAAAAGAGAGTCTTTAAAGTTGATATTGGAAACATACCACCTGGTGAAGTTGATCAATACATACAATCGATGATGAACAAAATGAAAAAAGTACCAATCGTTGATGAAAAGACTGGTCAATATAATCTTCGTTTTAATATGCAAAATCTTTTGGAAGACTATTATCTTCCTGTTCGTGGCTCACAATCTGCAACAAATATAGAAACACTTCCTGGATTACAATATCAGGCAATAGAAGATGTGGAGTATCTTAAAAGTAAAATATTTGCTGCGTTAAAAATACCAAAGGCATTTTTGGGATATGATGAAACAACAGAAGGGAAGGCAACTCTTGCTGCTCTTGATATTCGTTTTGCAAGAACAATAGAGAGAATACAAAGAATAGTTTTATCAGAATTGACGAAGATTGCTATTGTTCATCTTTATTCACAAGGATATGAAAACGCAGACCTTGTTAATTTTGAGTTAAATTTAACAAGTCCATCTATTGTATACGAACAAGAAAAAGTTGCTCTTATGAAAGAGAGAGTTGATTTGGCATCACAACTTATTGAAAATAAATTATTCTCTTTGAAATACATTTATTCTAATATATTCAATCTGACAGATGACCAGGCAGAATTTGAAAAGAATGAAATACTTGAAGATATTAAACACAAGTTCCGTCAAACACAAATCGAAAGTGAAGGGAATGATCCTGCAATAACAAAGGAATCATTTGGAACACCACATGATATTGCAAGTATGCACGTAAAGGGTGGTGGTAAAATGATAAATGATGTTGATGTTCCAGAAGGAGGTTGGCCAGGTGCAGGAAGACCTGCTAAGAATTTATCATATTCAACCGATGATAGTCCGTTTGGCAGAGATCCTATCGGTAAAAAGGATGTTGGAAATACATTAAAAGTAAACCAATCATCTAAACATGATTACAAAAAAAGTAGTCCACTATCAACTGAAAGTAAAAAAATGAAAAAAGATATGGAACGATTGATTAGTGATATGGCTGGTGTTAAGGTAAAAACTAAAAAAATTATATCGGAAAGTCTAAAATCAACAAAAATTTCCGAAGAAAATGAACCAAATTTACTAAATGAGGACAATTTATTGGATGAATTATGAGATTGTCTATATTTATTCTATGTAAGTGTGCACTAACAGGTATAATTAAAAATGAGAAAAATAAAACATTCAAAGTTTAAAAATACTGGAATGTTATTTGAATTATTAACACGTCAAATAACATCGGATATTATTTCTTCAAATGAATCCGTGGCAATCCAAATACTAAAAAAACACTTTGGTAAGAATACTGAACTTATCAA